AAACTATATATAGGAGAAAAATGAAAACAGTAGGAAATAAATTAAGTCCATTTAGGATTATTGGTGTAAAGCCAGGAAGACTAGATGCTTCTGACGATGTTTTTGAGGTATTAAATGAAAAATCTTTTCCAGGAAAATGGAAGGTAATTGTTTTTTATCCAAAAGATTTTACTTTTGTTTGCCCAACAGAAATTGTTGCGTATGACAAGCTTGTAAATGATTTTAATGATCGTGATGCAGTATTGCTTACAGGATCAACAGATAATGAATTTTGTAAGATTGCATGGCGTAACGCACATGAAGATCTAAAAAAGACAAATTCCTGGTCATTTGCGGATCAAATTCGTGAGTGGAGTTATTCAGAAGTTGATGATGAGTCATATACTGGTTTAGCAAACCAGCTTGGAATTCTTACAGATGACGGAGTTGCTCTTCGTGCAACATTTATAATTGATCCAGAAAATGTTATTCAGCATGTTACAGTAAACAATCTAAATGTTGGAAGAAGTCCAGAAGAGACATTACGTATCCTTGATGCTCTTCAAACAGGCGAGCTTTGTGCATGTAACAGAAGTCTTGGTGGAGAAACTCTATAATGTGGGTTGAACAGCTTAAGGATTCTTTGCCAGAATATGCTAAGGATATTAAATTAAATCTTGACGCTGTCATTAACCGTAGCACAGTTGATCCAGAGCTAGCCACCCACCTAGCTTTAGCAGCCTCTTTTGCTACTGGTAATGGGAAGTTAATTGCTTTTATCGCCTCATCCTCTATAAATGAATTAGAAAAAAATGCGGCAATGACGGCTGGCGCTTTAATGGCTCAAAATAATGTGTGGTATCCATATGTTGAAATGGCTGATGATCCAAACCTGTCAGGACTTCCTGCACAATTAAGAATGAATGCAATTGCTTCACATGGCGGAACTACAAAAGCTAACTTTGAAGCGTACTCCCTAGCTTCTTCAATAATTGGTAAATGTCATTTTTGTGTTAAAGCACATTATGAAACATTAAAGAAAGAAGGGTTTAGCGTTGAGCAGTTAAGGGATATTGGAAGAATTGCTGCAACGGTAAATGCATTAGCTAAGATATTAAATTCTTAGCTTAAGCGCCTTCCTAGCTCAGTGGTAGAGCATCCGCCTTGTAAGCGGAAGGTCGTCAGTTCAATCCTGACGGAAGGCTCGCCCTTATAGCCCAGCGGTAGAGGCATACGACTTAAAATCGTAAAAGCGTTGGTTCAAATCCAACTAAGGGCACATATTAAGGTATAATTTGTTACTAGGAGGATAAAATGCAACTTGAAATTTTAAACGATAAAATTTTTTATTTTAAAAATGCTTTACCAAATCATAAAGAAATTGTTGATCATTTAAAAATTGTTGAAAATGATTTAATAACTAAATGGATACCGTGGGGCAATAAATATGGCACCTCAATTGAGCAACTAAATGGATCTGAATTAACAGAAGATTTTGGATTGGCCAAATGCGTATATGATCCAGTAATAAATAATATAGACACATCCTCATGTAAAGAATCTTTGTTTGTATATGAATCTGTTAGCGCAGCTATTCAAGAATGTGGAAAAATTTATTCAGAAAAAAATAATATCGATTTAAAAAATAACCCTAGAATAGAGCATTCTGGTTTTGTTGTTGGTAAATACAAAACTGGATCAGCAAGGGGTTTACATATTGACTGTCCATACGATGACGAAGAGCATTCGTATGTAATCTATTATAATGATAACTATGTGGGCGGAGAATTATTTTTTCCAGAATACGATTTATTATTTAAGCCAGAAGCTGGAAGTGTTGTTATGTTTAAATCTAATGATGTTGACAATATTCATGAAGCAATTCCAACTACATTTGGGTACAAGTATATAACCCCACATTTTTGGAGAATGGGGCCATCACAGGGGTTTATCGAATATAATGCAATAAACAATAAAGAATCAGATTTAATTGGAGAAAAAAAAGCAATTGGTCATGATTTTGAAAATTTAAAGATAGTAAATAATTTAAGGCAAAAACAAATTGCAGATTATTTAACAATTTGATATAATTATACTAAGGTCGCCAAATGGGACCTAATTTAACTTATTCGCTCAAGGAGGAATAAATGGTAACAACATTTGCCATGGATCTTTTTAGAGATCCTTTTTTTATAGGGTTTAACAGAGAGTTAGACCGTCTTTCCAATATCTATCGTGAGGCCACTCATCAATCTTATCCGCCATATAATTTGGTAAAGATTGACGAGGATACCTATCAGTTATCACTTGCGCTTGCTGGATTCAGCAAGGATGAAGTAAGTGTTTCTGTAGATAACGGAAGCTTAATAGTTAAGGGTGAGAAAACCGAGGAGTCTTCTAAGGAAGTTCTTCATAAGGGTATCGCAACCAGAAAGTTCACACGCACCTTTGCTCTTGGAGAGTATATGGAGGTGGATCGTGCTGAAATGGCAGACGGTATTCTTAACATCTTTGTGGAACGTAACATTCCCGAAGAGAAGAAACCCAAAACGATCAAAATTAAATAAATAATAAAATCGTCGGGGGAGACAGCGACGTTAAATAACTGGATACACCTGAGCATGTGTATAAACTGCTCACTTAATAGAAGAGAGAAAAAGTTGATTGTACAAATTATAGGTCTCCCTGGATCTGGTAAAACCGTTTTAGCAGAAAGCCTTAAAGAGAGAATTAACGCAATACATTTAAATGCTGATACAGTTCGTTCAACAATTAATTCTGATTTATCATTTACGGTTGAGGATAGAGTTGAGCATGCACGTAGACTTGGTGAGATTGCTAGACTTATATCTAAACAAGGTTTTAATGTAATTGTAGATTTTGTATGTCCAACAAAAGAGACAAGAGAGGCCTTCGGATTTGCCAACCTTGTTGTCTGGGTAGATAGAATTAAACAAGGAAGATTTGAAGATACAAATAAAATATGGCAAGATCCAGATTTTTTTGACATTAGAATTTTAGATGGCTATACAGTTAAACAAGAAACTGATACAGTAATACAAGTTGGAGGCTTGTTTGATTGGTCGGCGCCAACAACATTACAGCTTGGAAGATACCAGCCTTGGCATGAAGGTCATCAAGCACTTAAAGAAGAGGCTCATAAGAGAACTGATCAAGTTTTAGTAGGAGTAAGAAATACTTATGGCACTTCAGAAAAAGATCCAATGCCATATGGTCAAGTTAGACATTACATTGAGTTAGATAATTTTTATAAAAACACATTGATTTTAAGGTTGCCAAATATAACAAATATTGTTTATGGTCGTGATGTTGGATATAAGATTGAGCAGGTGACACTTGATGCTAAAACAGAGGCTATTTCGGCTACTCAAAAGCGTAAAGAAATGGGCATATAAATTGCTAGGGAATGATAAGATTGAATGGCCATCATGAATGTAACCAAATCTAGATCTGCATTAAAAGCCGTAACTTGGAGAATTGTTGGAACAACAGATACCTTTATCGTATCTTATTTCATTACCAAGAAGCCATTTGTGGCAGCAAGTATAGCAAGCCTTGAAGTATTAACAAAAACTATACTTTATTATTTCCATGAACGTGGATGGAATAAAATTAAGTGGGGAAGAATAAATGCCTAGATACGAATACGCATGCATGGAATGTGATTTTGGAATGGAAGTAAGTAAACCATTTTCTGAAGCGGAAACACTAGAATTTTGTGAAAAATGCGGAAATCAGATGAACAAAGTTTATGGAACAATTGGTGTCCAATTTAAAGGTAATGGCTTTTACAAAACAGATAATCCTAAATAATCTCATGTTATAATTAACTTGTTACAAAATTTGTAACAAGGAGTTTTCAATTGACTAGGACTCAAGTATGGAGATTATCATTAGCCACAATCCTTGGATTTGGTTGGCTATTTCTTGTCCCATTAAATGCTTATGCAACCTGCGTCAATTTTATACAGTCACAAACAATAGCAGCCGCCTATGAAGGCGATGCAGAGCCAACAGTCCATCATATGGACACATGCTCTGGAGATGACATAAGCTATCAGATTCCGATAGCATCAACAATAACTTTCGATGGACAAGAATATAGCAATATATATGCAACAACTAACTCCGTAATAACATTTGGTCAACCCGATGGCACATTTCACACTTATCCATCCACTCCATCTATTTCATTATATTCAATGGATTGGTATCCAGGGGTTAGCGGAACATCTGGACTAGACATATACTATTCTGAAGGTGGGTTTCAATTAAATTTAAACATGGTCCCATTTGGAAATTATGGGGCACAGCCAAGCACAGTAAATATACTTGTTGCAATAACTAACACTGGCGGGTTAGCAGTATCATACAGTTATCAGGGGCCTGAATATCAAAATTTAAGAACAGGTGTTAGATTACATAACGGAGACATTGTTTCATTAGAAGCTTGGGGAGCTACGCAAATAGAAGCAGGCTCTCCAGCTCCAACGCTACAGGCAGAACCAGTTGTTGACCCAACGGCATCTCCAGAACCAACACCAATAAGTCCAGAGGAGCAACAGGCAGAAGTTGCAGAAGCAACACAGTTAGCAGATCAAATTTCTGATTTAAATAATTTAATTGCAGCAATTAATGGAGATCAGGCAGAGCCAGCTTCAGATCCAACTTCAGATCCAACACCAGAACCAACACCAGAGCCAACAACAGAATCAGATTTGCCAGATCCAGATGTTGAAGTTGAACCAGAAGTTGTTACACCAGAAGACCCAAGGTTTCCTGATGATGGAGAGCAAACTGAACCAGATGACCCCAGTCCTTCTCCAAGTTCTGATACCACAGATGGGGACAACGAAGATCCAAATCCTGAACCTGAGACTTCCGAAGAGCCAACACCAGAGCCTTCACCTCAGCCAACGGATATAGATCAAGACCCAACTCCTGAACCTGAGCCAATTGATTCTCAAGAACCTGTAAATTTACCATCTGATGATGATATCATAAATGAACCAATTGACAATAGCAGTCCAATATCTGAAGAAGAATTAAAGAATTTAAATAAATTAATTGGAGTTAATGACGCTAAATTAGCGGCAGAACTATCAAACATGTTAACCGAATTATCTCCAGAACAAGAAAAAGAAGTTGCTAAAGATTTAGGAATTAAAACAGAAGAGGTAGCTTTGATTGCAGAAATAGTAAAAGATAATCCAGTAGTAGCCGTAGCCCTTGTTGAATTTGCTAGTAGATTAGAAGAAAATGTAGATGCTCAAATGCCATATACCTTAGCAGATGCTACTACTGAAATAGCAGCAGAGCAATTTTTGGCGGACCCAATAGGAGCATTAACAAATATAGATTTATCTGAAGTTTTAAACCCTTCTGAATGGGGTAAAGACATGACAGATGATCAAAGAGAAAAGGCGCAAGAAGTAATTGTGCCAGTAATTATTGCAAGTAATATCATAGCAGCAGCTATGACTAGGAGGATAGGATGAAAATAATCAAAAAGGTCCTTAATTATATCTGGGAGGTAATTAAAGAAAGCATTGCCCAAATATTTACCCTCCTTGGATTTTTTATAGCTTGGCTCACCCTTACTGGAAGCGCCCAGCA